GTTCTTATCAGTCTAGTACGCCGTGCAATGCCTAATCTTATGGCATATGACGTGTGTGGTGTTCAGCCTATGTCTGGTCCTACCGGCCTGATCTTTGCCATGAAAGCTCGTTACGGCGCTGGCGCAACAACTTCTCCTGAAGCTCTGTTCCAAGAAGCTAAGACGTACTACAGTGGTGATTCCGGCGTAACTAGCCAGGATTCTGATCCTTCTGGTCTTTCTGGCGTAACTGACAGTAACGGCGATAGCAATATCGATAACGACCGTACCGGCCCTACATATGGTACTGGTATGCCAACCACTTCAGCAGAAAATCTAGGTACTAATCCAGGTACTAACGATTTTGCAGAAATGGGTTTCACCATTGAGAAAGCGACTGTTACTGCTAAGTCCCGCGCTCTGAAAGCAGAATACACTCTTGAATTAGCACAAGACCTGAAAGCAATCCACGGTCTTGACGCTGAAACAGAATTGTCTAACATTCTGTCTACAGAAATCCTTGCGGAAATTAACCGTGAAGTTATCCGTACTATCAACAGCCAAGCAAAAACTGGTGCTCAGCAATCAAACGTTACCGTCCTTGGTATCTTTGACCTGTCAACAGACGCTGACGGTCGTTGGAGTGCTGAGAAGTTCAAAGGTTTGACTGTACAGTTGGATCGTGAATGTAACGTTATCGCGAAAGATACTCGTCGTGGTAAAGGTAACATCGCAATCGTTTCTTCTGACGTGGCAACTGCCCTGGCCGCTTCTGGCGCGCTTGACTATGCACCTGCCCTTAGCACTAAGTTGAACGTTGACGACACTGGTAATACTTTTGCCGGCGTACTTAACGGTCGCATCAAAGTGTATATTGATCCATATGCAACTGGTGATTACATCACTGTTGGTTACAAGGGTACTAACCCTTATGACGCTGGTATCTTCTACTGCCCATACGTTCCTCTACAAATGGTCCGTGCGGTTGGTGAGAATGACTTCCAGCCACGTATCGGGTTCAAGACTCGTTACGGTATGGTTTCAAACCCATACGTTGGTGCTACACCTGCTGATGGCCTTGCTGCAAGCAAGACTAACCAATATTACAGGATATTCAGGGTCGATAATATCTTGGCGTAAGTCAGATATTCAAACCGAAAGCTGTAATATGAAGAACCCCGCGCAAGCGGGGTTTTTTTATGGGTGCGTTTTCCCTCCGGTAGTACATAATAGTCCATTTGGCAAGTATTCATATACTCCAAATGGACCGTACCTGGTTCTCATTTCTAATAATTTCCTCGTATAAATAATGGTGTCCAAAGGGACATTTTCGGGACTTTATTATGAGTCCTAAACTTAAAAATAGGAGTACATGATATGGGAGACCATAGTAACGATAAGCAGGGCGGATTTCACGAAACAAATAACGAACTGAATGATGCTAGCAAGGATCGCGATATTGCGAGCAATACCGAACGAGACCTAGCGACAACTGATCTGTCCCAGGACGTAGATACACAAGAGCGTATTCGTTCCAATGCTGTGTCCAATGACGTTAGTAAGAACCTGGCTGATGTTGAAAATCAGCGTAGGGATCGTCAACAAGCTGACCAGATTTTCCAAAATGCGTTGTCCTTTACCCAACAGATACAAGCCGTTGCTCTACAAAGTTTGCAGAACATGGTTGCTGGTACTGAAATGGCTAAGAACCAGGATCGTCGTCACGTTGACCACACCCTGATTGATCTTCATAGAGCCGTTCCTCACGAAAGCTAAAACTTTCGGGTAAAAAAAAGGGACCGTAAGGTCCCTTTTTATTTGGAGTTTGGTTAGAATTCGTAACCTACAGAACCACTGTACACAGCATCTCCAGTACCAGACTTGGTTGCTGCCCCGAATTTAAATACGGTGTCTTCATTTAGTCTATGGGAGATACCTGCTGCAAACGCACTGTTACCTTCATATCCTGCAAATCCACCGCTGATCTGGGTTTTACCCACACCGTATGCTTGGGGTAGACTGCCGATTGCGGCACTCATAGCGACACCATCATCAAGTTTCTTATTCCACTCGTTGATATCACTAGCGTTGTCGTAAGTGAGACTTAGAGCCCGACCTACGTTAGGATCTTGCAGACCATTTGATCCAGGATCACCTTTCTCACCTTGAGGTCCGGTGTCTCCTTTAGCGCCATCAGTACCGTTGGTGCCATTTTTGCCGTCAACGCCATTAGTACCGTTGGTGCCATTTTTGCCGTCAACGCCATCAGTACCGTTTTTGCCGTCAACACCGTTGGTACCATTGATACCGTCAACACCGTTGGTGCCATTGATACCGTCAATACCAGCAGGTCCCTGAGGTCCTATAGGTCCCTGAGGTCCTATAGGACCAGGTATGCCACCAGTTTGACATTGTAATGATTCTGGATGATTCTCGCAAAAGTTATCAGTATCAGCATACGCCGAAAATCCTGTGGATAACAATGCTGCGGCCAGAATTGTCTTAGTAAAACCTTTCATAATATTTCCTTTTGTGTTTAATTTGAATACACCTTTTATAGTGTATACATATATAATACAATTTATATAATGTCAGGTCAACCCTGATCTGTGAACCGGATCACATACTTGTGTCAAATACCTTTTATGGGGTCATCCGGGCCTGGGGGAAGTATACTTTCTATCTTGTGAACGTCTTTATCCGAATCTTTATAGTTTGGATGTTGTCGTATTAATTGTAGGGTTACGTCCTTCACCAACAAACTATCAATGTAACCTTTTCTAGCCAGAGATTCAGCATGAAATAGACAATCTAATTCCCAGTCTTTCATTACATTCTATCTTATTAGATATAAATGCCAAACAAAGGGTCCATCTTGGTAAGTTTTTAACCACTCTCCATCTTCCGGTACGGTCATACCCGTGCCGATTGTAACAATTTTAACATCGACAAAGGTTTGCATATCTTCATCTACAGGATCAATTTCAGCCCATAGACACATTTTTCCATCCTTAACCTGTTCTGCCACATGTACTATGCGACATACCTCTGGTATACGATAACACATTGAATCGAATGTGGAACCGTCGGTAGGTTCAAATTTACCAACAATAATCCTTTCGGGCAATCTATATTTCTTTATTTCATCCATTGCGGGATCAGATTTCAGATTTTCCATTTCTAGACTCCATTATTTTAGTTTGTATATCCATCAGGGCATGATATCCGTATTCCCCAATTTCTATACTTGATATGAGTACCGATTTACTATCAATACGATAGAAGGCTGCTAGAGCTACCGCAGCATCATTCTCACTTATCGTGTTTATATGTACTCCTTTGATGATACCGGTGTGTATATAATATTTCTTTCGTTTCTTAAATCCAAACATAATTAATACTCTTATACATCAAACCATCCCATGGCTTGCATAGCTTCTGCATTTCCCATAGCATCAAATATTGGATGATGGTTGTGTTTAGTCTTACGAAGGTGTTTAAAGTTTTTACGCATGTTCCTTACCTGACCCTTATATAAGGAACCGATGTTTTGGGAACTAAACCCGAATGGGTTACTGCCATAGAATGCATGGAAATAGTAGTTGATGAATTGCCAGTCAAACCCATTGTTGTCAGAGAAAAACATAGGGCGACCCTTAATGTCATTAAAGTCTAACCAATGGGCAAAGTTGCGCATGGCATATTCTGGTGTAACCGAGGTTTCGCTTTCGTGTTGTTCTCTGGTGATTTTTGACACCGCAAGAGCTTCTGGAATCCATTTTTCAGATATGGGTTTTATCGTACCGCTATAAAAAGTAGTATTAAGATGTTTATCGTATCTAACAACACCAAATGAAACCATACTATAAAGGCCGGGACAGGGTCCGTCAGCCTCAACGTCAATAATAAATTTACTCATTTTTTAGTTTTTTCAAAGTCCTTTTTAAGACCTTCTAATAGGTCTAATGTATAATTCGGTATATTGTCCATTGTTTCTTTGAAGTGTTTTTGTTTGTCGGGTTCCAAAAGAAAATTTGCTACATAATTGTAGAGAAAATCATTTCTGTCGGAGTCAGATGCCATCATATTTTGTGCCTATCTAAATTGGAGCGGGCAGATGATTCGATACACCATAAACTAAGGGGTACTTAGTTGCATTCTGCTATGCTATGCCCGCATAATTGGAGCGGATAGAAGGATTCGAGCCAACATCTCCGAGGGGGTACCTCGACGCATTATCTTATGCTATATCCGCGTAATTAAATTGTCGTTTTTCTTTATCAGTCACAATACCAAATATGTGGCCTACGTTAAAAGGTAACGACCTTATCTTATCTATACCTTTGCCAGACGCGAACTTCTTATCTGCCGCTGGCGTGTTTAATATATCATGTTCCTCCACTATCAAGAGTTTATTTCTGTAATAGTTGAAGTAACACATGAAAAAGGGAACACCTTGTTTCAAGAATTTGTCTTTACGTGCAAGAAAGGATATACATCTATAGTTATGTGGCCATTCCTCTTGCCATTGGGACCACCTTTCAACGTCAAAATTACATATTCTCTTATGGGTACCTGTTTCAACTATACCTAGGTCTACACCATATGGCCCATCTGGGTGTATTCTAAAACTCAGATTAAGTTCCTCAGGAAGATATTGTTTCATATAGATTAATAAACGTCTATCTCTCCGGATTATCTCAATAAGTTCTGATATATCATCCCTATCATCAAATGAGTTGTAACGATCCTCGTAAGAACCCCATTGAGTTATTTGGTCTTTTGTTACTTTCATTTGACCATATTACTAAAATAAATGCGTCATGGCAACCATATCACCTAATTATCTGAATTCCCTCAGGTTTTTCGTTCCATACCTCTAATTCCATACGGATCCTACCCTCAGATTTCAGGTTATCATATCGTTTAACTGCCTTATTTCTCCACCAATCAACTAACTGGTCTAGTTCAAATCTATCAAAATTCTCGGCTTTTATCAATTCACTATCGTCTCCGCGTAGGTACGCGGGCACATTGGAGTATCCATATGTGCAATAGAAGGAACGTTTTTGTTCCGTTAAATCCATAGCGGCTTGTATTGTCTTAACAAAACTGTTATACTTGGCCAGGTCATGGAGTTTTAAAGACTTCTTAACAATAGAAATAATTGTGGTTTGCATCTTAAGTTTTCTGCTTGATGCATCCGCAGGTACTAGGGGTACACCATTATTCTTCTTGGTGAACCACAAAGCCAACTCTCGAAAACGTTTGTCGTTTATAAGAGGTGTAAATTTAGAATCAGTAAGGCCATTATGCCGAAGTATTGGTTTCATGCCATCATATTGTGACACAGCTTTGGTACTACCATATAGAGAAGTCGTTTCAAATAGACAGATATTTGCCTTATATTTCTTATTAATCGCCTCGCGGGCGTAATGAGAACAACATATAGCGGCCAGGAGTTTACCCCCTAGACAGTTATATCCGAAGGGTTGCATAGGCACTATATTGAATCCCATTATGGCCGACTTATTGAAACGTTGCATCACAGGTAGGTCATAAGTATCAAGAGGTTTTCCCATCCATTCATTCCTTGGTCGGGAATTAATAGTAGGTGATCCAAATCGTATCATACCTAATACCTGATTGGTGGTCTTTTCACGTACAAACCACATAAGAGATTTACCAGGTATAGACCGTTCCACAGGCGCCGAGGTCACCAACTCCATGAAGTTCATGAATTTATTTTGGCCCACCTCTTCTATAGTGAATTGCATATCGGAAGGATGCATATTGTATTCGTTAAACATCTCCGTTTCTGGTCCCATTCCCGGTAATGTATCTGGTACCAGGTCCATACGTTCCATCTTAACGGCCCTCATGTATTCGTCTATGCGGCCGAAACCATCGAAGAATTCTTCAAATATCTCAGCAACATGTATGGCGTCTGTTCGGTCTAGTATCACGGGGGACTTTTCTCCAGTTTTGGGGTCTTATGTACACCATTATATAGCCAAAACGCAACTGTGGCAAGCCGTATAAATAGGTAGAAACAAATACAGGACATTTTATTAATGACAACCCTAACATGTAATATAAATCCCTTACAACCAACGGGTTTCCGATTGGTTATAGACCGAAAACATTATCCCAATTTCCAGTTTTTCGCGAATACGGTGACCCATGCTTCTATGAATTGTGACGCCGCGATGCAGGCCGTGCCTAGGATAGAAGGTATACCTCAAGCAGGAGATAAGTTGACATTCTCTGAATTATCTGTTACCATGATAGTGGATGAAGATTTGCAAGGTTACCAGGAAATCTATGATTGGATGTTGCGATTAGTCAATGAAAATCGTGTTGGTAAATCTGGTCGCGAAGCTGACGGTATACCTACCGAAGCCGATATTGTATTGCAGATATTAACGTCCCATAACAACCTTAATAAGGAATTTAGGTATCATGACTGTATACCTACCTCCTTAGGATCAATACCGTTTCAGGCGAACCCTGGTGAGATTGAAATGATATTTGTAGATGTAACCTTTAAATTTTCATATTTTGAATTGGTGGAATAAAAGTAAATGAAATTAGATGATGTATTAGATATGTGGGACGAAGACTCCCGAATAAACAAGTTTGACCTAGGAGAGACTTCAATTGATACCTCGATACTGCATTCAAAGTATCTTAGATTATTAATGGAAGCAAAGACCAAATTAAAACAAGCCGAGTTCAGTCAGAACACCTTGTTGAAAAAGAAGTTTCTATACTATGAAAAATCTTTATCTAAAGAGGAAATTGATGCTGAGGGTTGGGAATATAATCCATTTGGTAACAATAAAATACTGAAAGGTGAAATGAAATATTATTATGATTCGGATACCGATATACAAAAATCAGAAGCCAAAGTGGCCTACTTTAAATTATTGATTGAATCTCTAACCCAGATAATTGACGTGTTGAAATGGAGACACCAAACTATCAAGAATGTTATTGAATGGCGTAAATTTGAAGCCGGTAATTAACATCTAAATAACTCTATATGATGAATAGTAACGAAATACAAGTACAATTAAAGAATCACGCAATGATGGTTGTGGTAGCAGAACCAGGTATCCAGCGTGAACTTCAAGGCTTTTTTTCGTTCTATGCTCCTAACTATAAGTTTATGCCCAAATATAAGTCTGGAGTATGGGACGGCAAAATACGTCTATACAACCTAATGACTTATGAATTAGGAGTAGGTCTGTACCCGCACCTATGTAAATTTGCATTAGATAGGGGATACACCGTAAAGGTGGTACCGGTACAAGAGTACGGTAGGCCGGGAGAAAGAAATAATATCACGGTAGAAGACATAAGGGAATTTGAAAAGACCCTGAATCTTCCGTGGGTAATGCATGATTACCAAGTGGACGCTGTACTTCAGGCGTTAACCTGGAATAGACAG